ACCCACCCGAATTGCTTGTGAGCTTCGTCAGCTTTCTTGGCAACTTGTAATTCATTAATCCATTGCATAACGTAGTTCCTTAAATCATTATAGTCCTTAGCAACCATGCCTTCACGTGCTAACACCTTACGTAGTTCATCTTTAGAGGAAGCGGATACCATGTCTACATCAAACTCGCGCACACCGTCTTTAGGTAAGTGTAGTCTGATGATGATAGACTCACCGCTTATGGCGTCATAGGTACGCTTAACAACATACATATCATGTGGGTAAACTACTTTTTCTTCATCGGGCTCATCGTCGTTGGGTATTCTTAAGTAAACACCTCCATTCTTACCTCGAAAATAAGGGAATGGGTATTTAGGTATACTATACTGCACTACTGGTGCATTGGGTAGGCTTAGGGATGGTGCGTGGACTACTTCTTCAACCTTTTCCGGTTCAGGGACCTTGTATACCCCATCTTCTAACTCGGCCTCTTGTATCTGCATGCCGATTGCAATGGGTGATTTGAATTTTCCCTTTAACGGGCAGCCCTTACACCCTTCTGGGTTAGTATCTGAAAAATACTCACAAGTGTTGGGTTTGGGAATCTCATTGGCTTTCGTTTCAGTCTTGGCAAAGTTGTACTCATCGTGTTTTTTAGATATGAAATGTATAGCCTTGTCCCTATCAGAACAAAACTGTGCGATAGATAGCCCTGCACGCCATAACGGTTCAGGTGCTTCATTTTGGTGTGTAACTAGGTATTTAATCTGATTACAACCTCTATCCTGCAAAGACTCAGTTACTATCAATTTGAATATAGCTTCTTTGTTACCAGCTAATTGCTGATTCAGCCCACTAAACTCCGCACCTGCTACAGTAGCTATTGTAAGTGGTGCTTCATCCTCCCCAACTATTTTTTTAAACGCCTCAAAAGATGTTACCGCGCCCACACATTTGATTGGCACATCTTTCGGTGGGTCGTACTTGATGTTTTTGGTTAATGGCATGCGTAGTATACGAGAACCATCAGCGGTACAGCCGTGGTCAGCGTGAAACTCTTGTTCTTTACATAGCTTTTTAAGGCGTAGGGCAACAGGACGCCACAGGTCAAACGTAACAGCTTCTTCTAGTGGCCAGTACACGTGGAAGCCACCCCCTGATAAAACTACGTAGGGCTTGGGTAAGCCCAGTGTGCGGCACAGTTCTTTAAGACTTCTAAATGCCTCACCTTGCGTTGCGAATCCTTTGTCCTCGCCACAGTCTAAATCTAGGAAAAATGTACGTATGGCGGCAATGTTAGAATGCTCTCTAGCACCCTTTACACCTTTTTCCTTACGTTCTTTAAATGATGCTACAGCGTAGAATGTGTTAACAGGTTTACCATCAAACACATCTGAGGCGTCAATTAGTTCTTCGATATCGTCAAAAAATAATTGTTTACCCCTACCACTCCCATCTATAGTCTTAAGACAGTACAGCCCATCAGGGCACAGTATAGTCTCCAAAAATGTTCTTCGGTTCATACAATCACCACAGAGAAAAACGCCACGAAACACACAAATGCCGTGGCGTTGGGTTTATTTAGTTATTCGTCATCCCAATCGTCTATAATGCTAGATAAGTCCTCATCAACTTTAGCATTTGGCGATTTCTTCTTCTCTGCCTTAACAGGTTCCTCTACATCCTCTTCTTGTTCCTCTTCTTGTTCAACTACTTTTGGCTTAGTTGCGGGCTTTCTGGTTCTAGTTTTTGGTTTCGGCGCGTCTTCTTCATCTATTTCTGGTTTTGACTTAGCTTCAGTTTTTTCAACCTTGTCAGTTTGTGATACTGTCATTTCCAGTGCTAGTTTAACAGCGTCAGTGCCCCTAACTTCTACTACTGTGTTTAACTGGGTTTCAGTTAGTGGCCCTGTTGCTTTGAAGAATAACTTGGGTGTCTCAGCCTCGGTATCAAAATACATGTTAGTTACAACAGCAATCGCTGGCGCTTTGTTTGCGCTTAGAAACCGAGCGTAGGCTTGCATAGGTAACTGCCCATTTTCTGCGCCACCAAAAATAGACGTTGCGGGTAACTGCATTTGGTATACCGTTTCTAAATCATCTGCGAGTACTATAGCCAGACGCTGGCTAAAACGACATGCACGGCTATCACCCTGACCACTACCTTTAATAGACTGGGGGCAAGTAGAACATTTATCGGATTGACGGTCCTCGATGTCAACATCTGGGCTAGGTACTTTAGTGTCAGCGGACCAACAAATGGGGGGCGTGGTGTTTTTAGGGTCATAAGAACCATCGTAGTATGTACGTGCAATAGGTGCGGCATCAATGACAACAATATCTATGTTATCTTCTTTATTTACGCTAATCTGTTCACCACCAACCATCATGCGGAACTTACTACCTTTAATGCTAATGCGTTTGTAATCACCACCACCACCAGCAAGTTTATCATTTTCTTGGAGTAGCCCTTTGAACAGGTCACTGTTCGCCAACGCACCAGCTAGGTTTGCTAATTCATTACTCATTTTTTATTCCTTATAGGTCTTCGTCATAGTCGTCAAGTATAGAGTGTAAATCGTCATCATCATCTTCTGCTAACTGATTAAGCTCTGTGCCCGCGGCTGCTATTTGCTTTTGGGAATCTGCATCACGAGTTGTTGAAGCCAGTAATGCTTCTTCAACTTTAGCTACATTAAACCTGTATGTGGTACTCACCTTAACATACGTGTCAGGTGGGATTTGCCCAGACCTAACCCAGTTCCGCACCGTGGATATTGATACGGAAAAGTGTTTAGCTAGAGCTGCGATTGCCATGTAGGGTTGCATTATTTATTTTTCCTCACGATTGTTTAGTAGTCGGGCGTTTGACCGTTATCTGGTATTCAGACGTCTGTTCAAGCGAAGTTGGTAGTGCATCTGGGAACTCTTCTATGTACTCTTTAACCGCTGTTTGGTTAAGGCGCTTTTCGAAGAAGTCAGGTACATTGTTCTCGACTATAAACTCATGCATGTCTGCCCAATCACTTGACCAGTAACGGGTTTTAGTCGTGCGGTAGAACGTACCGGAAGTAGTTTTAGTACTCTCAACACCCTGTTCCTTACAGTAAGCAAGTAACGCGTGCTTTATTTTATCTTGCTGGTCCTCTAGTTTTTTGTTCTCCAAATCAAATGCTTGCTTAAGTTCCGTGCGCTTATCTCGTATCTTTATGAAAACTCTGGTGAGTTTGTTGGGTAGTCCTTCAACGGGCTCTGTCATGGTGTAACTCCAGTTAGTTGTAAAGTATATAATATAGTGACATAACTTACGCTAGTCAAGTATTTGTTTGTAAAGGTCTATAATTTTTGTGTGTAGGTTGACCCTGTTATCAAGCAGTGAGTAGATGTGTTTCTCTACCGGCGAGCCTCGTAGCTTTACAACAGTACATTTGTGGTCTTGACCTGCCCTATGTACGCGAGCATTTGCCTGTGCCCATGTTTCTAGTGAGCTGGTTGGCCCCCACCATACGATTGTATTTGCGGCAGTTAGCGTAACACCATGTGCGGCAGATTGTGGCTGGATAACTAACACCTGTGGGGTATCTGTGTTCTGAAACTCCCTAAATATAGCTGTTCGCTCACTTGCTGGAACATCACCAGATATAATACGGTTGCTAATACCATCGGCGGTTAACTTGTTAGCAATCAGGTGGATTACATTTTTGTAAGGGGCGAACACTAACACTTTTTTACTGGACTCCGCTATAACTTCTCGTAGTACTTTGTACCTATCCGCTATGTCAAAGTGCAGCACCTCTTTGGTATCGGTGTATGTAGCCCCTAAAGCTATTTGTAATAGTTTACCCATAGCAATCGCAGCATTACTCGCTGTAACTTCTTCACCTGCGGCTTGGATAACGAGTTTATCTTTCAATGCCTTGTAATACTTGCTCTGTTGCCTAGATAGCACAACGTCACGGGTCACATAAACCATTTCAGGTAGGTCGAGACATTCCTCTTTAGTAAACCGGATAGCGGGTTGTAGTATTCTATGGACTACCTCGCTTGAATTATGCTTGGGGACCCACTTGAACTGTGTCAGTTTAAGCATCACTTGGTCACGAAAGTTGTTAAAACTTCTAGGTACAGAATCCTTATTGGACAGTCTAGCTAGTCCGTGGGCATCAAGTGGGGATTGTGCAGCGGGTGTACCAGTCATTTGCCATACCCACGTATCAGGTGACACCAACTTATTCATTACTTTCCATCGGTCTGTGCGGGCATTCTTGTAGTGGGTAGCCTCGTCTATGATAATAAGGTCGAAACCGCCTTTACTGATAGCATCAAACACGACTTCGATACCATCGTAGTTTATGATTACATAGTCTGTGTTTAGGGATAGTACTTGCTCGCGTTTGTGTTTAGAGCCGTGGGCAACTTCTACCGTGCGGTGCATAGCAAAGTTAAACATGTCATCACGCCACGCGGAATCCATAATAGATAGAGGGCACACAACTAGCACGCGGTTGATTTTGCCTAGTGTTAGCAAGTAATCAGACGCCCATATAGCCGCGCCAGTTTTACCTGTACCTTGCTCATTAAAACAGAAAGCACGTTTGTTTAAGGTAAGAAACTCAGCTGTGGTTTTCTGGTGGTCAAATGGTTTGTACTGACCGCGCCATGCATACCTACCAGTAATGGGTGAGGGCACATCAATGCCCATGTTTTTAAGTACGAGTACTTCATCTAAACCCCAGTGTACGAGTACTTCATTATCACCTCTTAACCTGCTCTTGGGTATTAGGTTGGTTATTCTTTCGGGGTGGCGAAGCCGCAACAAGATAGCTTTGTTGTCAATAATTTCCACGTTGTGTCCTTTTAGTAGGGAACCCCTACTTTTTCTTTTTCTTGTAGTTACGAGCTCGGTTCTTACTTGGGGCTTCTAATTTAACACCGTCGGCGTTACTCCCACCTCGGCTTAGCCCTTTGTTATGGCTGACATCTTTACCTTTACGCTTCGGTGATTTATCTGTCACCTTGCCAGTGTCGCGTTTATCAATCGCACGTCTAGCACGTTGGCGTTCCATTCGATTCTCGTGCTCACCTCTGGACTTCTGCAACTCATAGTCGCGTTTGTAATTGCGTTTTTTACTAGGCATTAGTTGTTTGCTCCATTGTGTATACATTCAGTAACAGGGCAATGTGCCCTACATAACCCTGATGGACGCGTTGGCCACACGTCTAATTTATGTGCGTCTACCATAGCATTATGCCGCTTAACCCACTTAGACCACAACTCCGCTTTGTTTATTTTCTTGTATTGGCCTTTAACTAGTTGATTGCATTTGGTAAATACTAACCCACCACTAACCCGTTGAATTTCAGGATAGCTTGCAAACACGAGTAGTGCCATAAGCTCTAGTTGGTCCTTATCTGCGTAGTTGGCATTCTTACTGGTCTTGTAGTCAATCACCCATGCATGGTCGCCGTTGGTAATAAGCAAATCGATCACACCCCGTATCCATATATCTTTAGCCCAATAGGAACAAGGTACAAAGTCACGGGTTATACCCAGTTTAAGCTCACAATGCTTCTCGCCTTCCTTCGCATTTAAGCTGTCCAAAACTGGTTTCATGTACAGGAATTTGTCCTGTATTTCATCGCCATCACGTATGTAAAGCTCTGCTACTTTGTGTGCATCGTTACCATATTTCATCGCAGCGCTCTCAACAAAAGGAAACTCAGCTTTGTGTCTCACGTGGTAAAACTGCTTAGGGCATTGTTCGAATGCTTTAAAGTGTGAAAATGAGGTAGGGCTTATTGCTTTTATCTGCTTATCAGGCATCACAGTCTCCGTAGTATTTGGCAACATCTAGGTCGCAGTTTAGTGGTAAGCCTTCAAACCTTGGAGGTGTCCGGCGCATCGCGTTAGTAACTATCTTCTTAGCCTTCTCGACTATTGCTATATCTTCTCGTATGCAAATAACAATCGAGTCGTGCACTGTTAACCGAATAGGGTATTGTTTCTGTACCTCAAGCATTTGGGCAGCCATCACAATTTTAGC